AACCAGATTCTTCCTCTAGCAGCTCTACCTCAGAATCAGAATCTGACGATTCAAGATCGTGGTAATTCTCATCTCCACTTTTACGTCTGGGCTTACTCATTTCCTAGAAGAAATTGTGAGGCAACGAAACGCATTCCGGAACGCGCATCGCGAATAAAAGTCACCAATTCATTTCCACGAAATTAATTTGACGTCGATATGCCCAAGAGATACTCATCAAACTCGAGTTATTCTGGCAAAAGACAGAAAACGGGCTCGTCAGGATACCGACGAAAGTCCTACCCTGGTGGCAAAAAGGTCACACTTCTCAAGATGGGATACCTCAACCGTAGAGGCCTTAACAGGGAGACAGGCTATGTCGACCTGGCCTCCGCAGCATATGCAGCCAACACCACTGGTGCTATTGTGCTTGCAGCCACAATTCCACAAGGCGCCGCCGTTCAAGAACGTGTAGGCAAAAAAGTCTTGCTTAAGTCTATGCAAGTCCGAGGCTACGTTACATCCGATGCTGGTACCACTGCCACAGCCGCAGCCTGGCTTATCGTGTATGACAAGAGACCGACAGGTGCTCTTCCGTCAATTACCGATATCCTGGACACAATCAGTGTCAATTCATTCCTCAACGACGCAAACAGCGGCCGGTTTAAGGTCCTCGCACGTCGTACTTACAGCCTGACGGGTAACGCTACAGGAGTCGGACAGCAAACTGAAAACAGTTTCATTGCTGTTGATGAGTACATCAAACTCAAAGGTCTTCAGACTATCTTCAAAGCCGCCGGTACTGGTGCAATTGGAGACATCGAAGAGGGAGCAATGTACCTCGTCCTGATCGGAATCACCCCCGCAGGTCCGTCTGACGCAACTATCCAACTTGGTCTTCGTACTCGCTACTTGGATGTTTGAGTAAATTAATTACTCGCCGATTCTTAGATTACCAACACAGAGTTTAGGTTTAGCAGACCACCAACACAGGGTTTAGGTTTAGTAGATTACCAACACAGGGTTTAGGTTTAGCAGACCACCAACACAGGTTAGGGTGTCAAGTATTTCCCCAGCGACGGAGGAGCGACCGGCTTGCCCGGGAGCGACGACGGAGCGACAAAGGGGCCAAAAGAAAATTACCATCTAAAAGGCGAAGTTCGACAAGGCGAAGTTCGACCAGGCGAAGTTCGACGCGGCGAAGTTCGAGGCGCGCTCCCAATTTGGAAGCGCGCGTGCGTTGGGCTGGGACAGTATTACCCAGCCCAACAGAACTACAACACTTTGTAGTTATGCCCAGACAAAAGTCTCCTGCACATGACTGGTGCTTTACAATTAATAACCCCCGACGGAGGGACCACGAACGTGTAAAAGAGTGGCAGTACAACTACCTCATCTACCAACTGGAAGTTGGGGACCAGGGTACTCCACACCTACAGGGTTTCGTCCAGTTTACGACGAAACAAAGGCTTACAGCCTTGAAGAAGCTTCACAAAACGGCCCACTGGGAACCGCGTCGCGGTTCAGCCTACCAGGCCTCACATTACTGTGAGAAGCCAGTCCCTGACTGCGAGTGCCACCACTGCGTGGACACTCCGAAGATATACCCACAGTTTATCTTCAAGAACGGTACGATCTCCGCCCCAGCCGGAGAGAAGTTGTTCTCAATCGCCCAAGTAATCAAATCGAAAGGTTTGAATGCGGCGATCCTCGCATACCCAACTCACTACATGGGTATGAACCGTGGAATGGTAAATCGGCTAGCAATTAATTAACAGGAAGCCCTTGCTAACTTTTATTCTCCTCTCCGAGATTGGCAGACTGTCGTGACAGTTGTTTACGGGAAGCCAGAGACTGGAAAAACTCGTTACGCCATGCAGGGCCCTTCGCCTTACAAGCTTGCTGCTTTCGGAGCGGAAGGTTCGACCGACTTCTTTGGGGACTATCGTCCCGATCTCCATGAGACCCTCGTGGTGGACGACTTCTACTCAAACTGGAAGTACACTACCTTCCTTCAAGTTTGCGACCGATATCCCACTGAGGTCCATACCAAAGGCGGGTTCCGTCAACTCCTAGTACGTCACATTGTGTTCACCTCGAATCACAGCCCCAGTGTATGGTACCCAAATGTTCTTGCCGACGCTGACCGACGGGAGAGCTTTAACAGGCGCATCCACAATATCATCTGGTTCACCCCTGATGGTTATTGGTGCCAAAAGGGTCATCTCCCCTGGGAGTGTACCTTTCTTCAGCCTCTTGCGTGGAACCATGTTCTTCGGAACCAGATTCTTCCTCTAGCAGCTCTACCTCAGAATCAGAATCTGACGATTCAAGATCGTGGTAATTCTCATCTCCACTTTTACGTCTGGGCTTACTCATTTCCTAGAAGAAATTGTGAGG